GTTTTCTTACCCGCTACTGTAATCCCCCCTGGGAAGGACCCGCGCCGGCGTGCAAATGGAATGCAAATGCAGGGGGTAGCCCCCCCCTGGTCCCCCCAGGGGGAGGGGATACCCCCTCCCCCCTCCCGGGAACCGGGACGACCCCACGCGGGCCGCCCCCGACGATCGCCCTCGAATGCGGGCCGAGCTCCGGGCGGCGCCCAGGGCCACCAGCGCGGCCGCCAGCACGTCGCCACCGACGCCGCATCCCGAACGCCGATCCAATGCACCCCTATATCCTGGCGCCGCTCTCGGGCATCCTACGGGCCCAGGCGGCACCGGCCGACGCACGGCTGGCAACAGCGCCAACCCTCCCCCTCTGCCGCTCGGTCGAATCATCGCTCGGGCCATCCCCCCCAGGCCCCGGCCGCATAGACTCCGACTCCGTACTGAGGAACGATCCCGACCACGTCATAGCCGAGCGCCTCGATTGCGTCGGGCGGCCAGCCGGAAACGTGGACCTGATACGGATTGCCGCTAATCGCGCGTTGCGGCATGAACCCGAGCGGCGACGTCAAGATCGCGAGTTCGGACCGCCTCGCCATTTCGAGGGCGAGCTCCCGGCCTCTGGCCTGCGGAAAATGCTCTATGAGTTCCGCGGCCATGATGACGTCGGCTCGGTCATATTCCGCGCGCAACACGTCCAGCGCATCGCCGCAAATCATGCGATCATAGTTGACGGCTGGCGCCCATCCCTCTGGAACGTGCAAGTCAACGCCCCACAGTTTCGCGCGCTTGAACACCTGGCGAACAGCCCAACCGCCGAGTCCCGCTTCGACGCCGAGATCAATCACGATCGGCTCGGCCGTCCGCGGCGAGCGTTGCGTCACTCGGGCATACTGCCGCAACGTCCACATCTGGATTTCTACTCGCGCGACCTGGCGATCGGACATTCGTTCATTGACAGGAGTCGCCATGTTCACGTTTCCCGATATGAATACTGCGCACCATTGCCGTATTCAACAGGGGTCGCGCAACGAATACACCAGGACGCCCCGGGATAATTCCAGGCCGCACACTTGCCGCAACGGAACGATGACGATTCGTTGTCCTGGAAATACATCCGTGGTCGGGTTGGCTCGTCAGAACCAATGCGCTCCCATCCCGGCCGCGGCGTCGGGCGCTCAGTCCGAACCATTGTCAGAATCCGCCGGCTCGACCTGGTCCGGCTCCAGTTGATCGCCGCACTCCGGACATTCGCGTTCGAGGTCCCGGACCCCATGCCAGCCGCACTCAGGATCGACGCACGCCGCATAGTATTTGCCGTCGGCCGGCTCCTCGTCATCGACGACGCGACACGATTCGCCATCATCGACACGCGCGACGAGTCGAGTCTCGTCGTCGCCAACGTCAACTGATCGAACGTCGAGAACGTCGCCGCCCATCCCAGGCACGTCCTCACGATCGATCATATTCGTTCGTGGCTCGTCCTCGACATTCTCCCGCGTCACCTTCACGCCATGCGTCGCACAGAGCGTTATCAACTCCTGGAACCGTTCTCGCTCTTGGCTCCATCGCTTCGCGTGGTGTTGCGTCTTTTCGTTCTCGACGCCAGGTCGGAAGTAGCCCGACCCCCCGAGGTCCGCGCCGAAAATGCGAATCCACGTCGCGCCGTGCCGGATCGCGAACGCCATTGCGCAAAACATCGTATAACCCGTCCAGTCGCCAACCTTGGCCCAGGCCGGGAGATTGCGCGCAATTCCCTGTTTTGTGACGTGGTCGAAATACTCTTTCGACATTCGGTCGAAGTGTTCGACGTGGTCGGGGGCCTGGCGAGTAATGTTCGCCCGCCATCGTTGCGGGCACACGAGCCGTTGACCCATGCGCGCGAGATACGCGGCCTCGCGATCGTCCATGTTTTCGAGCGTCACCCGGAACGCCTCGATATCGAGACAGCACCAGTATTGAACGGGGGCGTAAAGCGCCGCCGTGTTGACCGCTATAGCGTTTTGCCAGGGAGTCTCTTTTCTCGGCAACTGTTCGAGCGACTTCCCAGGACAAAGGATTGACCACATACTCACGACGTACCCCCCCTGAAAAAAGATCGGAGCCAATTCCAAAACGAGCGGCGCGGCCTGATCCCGAGCTCGGCCTCGACAGCTTCGAGTCGCGTCGCGATTTCCGCGAGCGCCTCACCCGTCACAACGTACAACTCGACCGCCTTCCCGAGTATCTCTTGTGCCGTGTCGCTCGGGGTCGGGGCCTGTTCGATCAATCGCCGGATTCGATTTTGCATTCGCTTTTCTCTGCTTGCTCCAACTCGCGCAATAGATCGCCCTCGCGGATCGCCGCGGCTTCGGTCCATCCCTCGATTCGCGCCGTCGATCGGACCGCTTCGAGTTGTTCGCGTATCTGGCCGGCTGGCGTCATAGATTCTGCCTCGTCAAGCAATTCGGCGATTGCTTGTTCTCTCGCCACCACGGAACCAGTTGCCTCGGTATATTTTGCCAGTTCCGCCATCTCGTCCCGCTCTCTTTCAAGGTCGCGCCTGGAAAACATGGCAAGCAATACCTTGTGCTGTCCAACTAAGTTGCGAAACTCGTCCCTTTCCATGCTGTCCCCTCAAAGGCCGAGGCGGCCGCCATTGCCCGGGTCGTCACGGCGAGAAGGCGAACCGCGATCATCGCGACCCGCGCCCCGTGGCGACCGCCTCGAACGACAGAGGGCCCCCGGCCGAGACGTAGGCAAACGGGTAAGGCACCGGCCCGACCGACAACAAGCCGGCCAGGCGGCCGAGGGCCCAATTCAAAAGCGCGCGGGCCGGATTCGAACCGGCCACCGTTTCCGCACCCCGAGGCGCACCGCCTACGGGGCCGACCACTAACCCGGTGTTTCGATGGTCGTTTAACAGATCAACGCCGCATACGATCGGCGCCCCGCCCCCCGGCATACGATCGGGGGCGCGAACGTGTCCCACCACGCCGCCGCGCGCACAACTCATTAGAAAAACCCCTCGAACGCCATCGCAACACGGCCGCACCGCGTGCAAGTCGCGTTCGGCTCCGCCGGTTCGATTATTGGAAACGCGTCGGCGCGACTTGGGCGGGCCGCGAGCCGTCCCTCGGCGTCCGGCTTGACGAATCGCCCACACCGACAACGCGGCACGAATTGCGCCCGACCAACCTCCCCGCCGAAATCATACGATATGCGGCGCGTCAACTCGTCCACTACCTAACCCCTCGAATGGTCGCGTCGGTGCGCCGGAATGCGGCGGCCATTTCCTCAATCGAAACTCCCGCCTGCGCCACCGCCCGCAACGCGGCGTAGAATCTGCGCTCTTGCCGATCGCGCCGGCGCTCCGCCATGCGCTCGCGGTACGGCTTCAACTCCCATCGTGGGCGCTTCACTCGTCGCCCCTCAATTCGATTTGCCCCGTCACGGCGAGTAGAATCGGCTCGCCGATTTTCGGGCACGTCGTCCAGTGCGTCATATCGCCGATCGGGCTCGACAGCTTGACGAACGTCACGTCCTCATGGTCGCCGCCGCACCTGGAACAACCCTCGATCTGAGGGACGACGATCCGCTCGTCGCTCCCACCCGAACCCCGGGCCACCCCGAACGACTGTCCGCCGCCGATCATGACGTCCTGTCCTGATACGGCTCGCGGACCGTGCGCGACTTTAGCAGTTCGGCAAGAACGCCCTCAGAGCATACACAGTAGACGCGCCACCCGTCCGGGTAGTTGTAGTGACGGTCGCGCCCGTATTGCTCCCCCTCTTCACGCGTGAAAAACACTCGCTCGGCGTCCCAATAGCTCGACGCCGCCCCGAGCGATTCCAGGTCCGACGACGACAACGGGGCTCCCTCGGGGTTGCCCTCGGGATACCAATCCTCCCCGCCCCATTCGTAACCGTCCGGCTCGCCGTGGTAGATATACCGCTTCACCTGAAACAGAAAAATCGGATCGCGCGTGATCTCCGACTCCGGGTGTATCCTGGAAATCGTCATTTGCTCCCCCTCATCGACAAGAAACGCTCCGAGTATAGCTCCGCCGGCGCGGCCGGCAGTGGTGCCCAACAAAGAGGAACAGCCCCATGGTCGAACATCGTTCCATTCCAGAAATACCAGCCCCTTTCGATAGGCGGGTGATCCTCGATACAGTGGCCCCCAGGCATATAGTGGCCGACGAGCATTCGTCCAGGCGCCCCGGCGCGGCGCCTCACAAACAGTAGGATTTCCGACCCGTCACGCGGCGCCGTGTTCATGGGCTCCCACGAGACCACAGTCATTTGCCGCCCCTCAAGAACGCGTCGCACAACGCGCGCTGCCTCGCGTTGCACCGATCGTATGGAATGAACCGCCAACCGCTCGGATACAGGGCCTTGACGCCGATCGTCGGCCGCGAGAAAGCGAACCAGGCCCAACCGAGCGAGTCCGGATTCCCGTCCGTCTCGATGAACCGGTCGGCATCGGCCTGGCGCTCGGCCGGTATCGCCTGGCCCATCGCTACCATTTCATGCACCGGCCGGAGCCCCGGCGGTTCCTCATAGACCGCGAACGACGGCGCGCACCCCGACGCCGCGATCACCATAAGCCCCAGGCCGGCCGCGGCTAGAAGCGCCCCCCATCGGATCGCCTGGCGACTCATAGCGGATCGCAATGCGTGGTTTCGAACACGTGCCATACTAACGCCCCGTCCGCCGCTTGACAGGTCCCCTGATACTGGCCGCCGAGGTCCTTGTCGAAATCTTGCCCCGTGGCCCGGATCGCGAACCGCCGCTCGATGGTCAACGGTTCGTCGGGATTCACTTCCGCCCATAGACACACAACATCCCGTTGCGAATCAACCGCCATGATGCACGCGAACCGCGGCATTTCGATTGTCGTTTCGCACGGCCCGCAACCGATAGGAAATTTCCACATTTGACGCCGCTCGTCGCTCATACCGACACACTCCCCGGGTCGAATTCATCGACCGCCAAAGCCCGAGTTTCGAAGAACCCCGCGAGTGCCGGCTCGTGCGCCATAATAAGCCGGGCATAGTACGGCCCGAACGAGTTGTTGACCTGGAATCGATCGCCCCGGGTCCTCTGAGCGTGAAGCCACCGTAACCGCTCGATCAACATCCGGACCCCCACGCGTTGCCAGCCGGACTCTTTGAGCTCCAGGGCCAGGGCGACCAGGTTCCAATACACTTCCGGGTTGAACCGGTGGAACGCGACGAACCGATCCGCGATCGGCTCCGGCTTGTCGCGCCGGCCGGCGTCGCCCTGGTCCCCGTCGTCGTCCTCGTCGCCCTGGCCGGACCCTGGCGCCGACTCCGGCTCCCGAGGCGCCGTGATCTCAAGGCCGGCCCCAGGTTCCGCAACCGGCAACGGCCCGATCGGGGGCAAATCGCCGCTCGGGGGCCGTAAGCGAGTAATTCCGTCATTTCCCGGAAAATCGGTCTCCGAGGATCGACGAGGCGGCGATATCTCGGCGCCCCCCTTGTCATGCGTCGCCGCTTCCGGCCCGGCCGCCTCGGCCGCCTCACGGCCCCCAGGCGGCGCCTTGATCCATCGCCCACCGCCGAATCGGTCGGCGATCATGCCCTCGGGGGCGTCACAAGAGGGACAGACGGGCGAGGTCGCCCATGCTGGAGCCGGTTCCCGGCTATTCTGTGCGCCACAGTTCGCGCACGTCCACGCTTCGAGGTTCGCTCCGTTTGTCGGATCGACTCCGCCCGCGTCCCCGTTCTCGTCACTATCGCTAGACCTACTAAAAAGCCCTGTCTGGCCCGGTATGTCCGGCCGCTCTCTCGGTTCCCGTTGCCGGAGAACCGACCCGCACTCCGGGCAGTCGTTCAGCCCGCATCCGCAATGCCGGCGGCGGCCCACTACTCGCCCCCCTCGACACGCGCGCACGCCGAACACCGGCCGTCGCCGAGATCGTCATGGTGCGCCGACAGGCGGCGCTCGGCCCGTGTCGCGCGCTCCAACAACGACCGATGAGTCTCGTTCGTGTCCTTGCGGTATTTCTCGTGAGACTCGATCGCGGCGTCGAGAACCTCTTTCACCCGGGCGCCGGCCTCGACGGCTTGCTCCGCCTCGCGCCTGGCCTCGTCCACGAGCTCGGCCTTGGCCACGGCCGCCTTGGCTTTCTTCGCCCATTCCTCGCGGTCGTGTTCGAGCGTATGCAGTCGAGCCGACGGAACCACGACACAACCTGGCGGAATGGTGTCCGACGCTTTCGTCTCGCCGGCGTCGTCGAGCAATTTTTCGCCGTCGTCGGTTATGTCCCGCTCGTATGTCTCGACGTTCTCCGGTTCGACTGGACGCCGATCACGCGCGACCAATTCGGCCAACAACACGCACGCCGGACAGTCGTCCAGTTCGCCCCGATATCCGATCTCCGGGTGTCCGTCAGCGCAACGACACGGATACTGCCCCTCGACTCGAACCGGCTGGCGATCTCCGGCCGCGGCCTCACGACACTTGTCGGCCTGGTCACGCCCGACGACCTGGTCGAGCGCGTGTTCTGCGATCGCCTGGGATTGTGCGGCCGTGTCGCGCTGATTCTCCAATTCGCGGACGCGCTTGATCCAATGACGGGCGTTCTCGGCCGATTGGTCTGCCCGATCGCGGAGCGCGGCGTTCTCCTGTTTCAGCTTGCCGACCTCGTCGGACAGCCGGCCCCATTCCTCGCGGGCCTCGCGGAGCTCGCGTTCGCCGAGCTTCCGATCGACGAATTCCGGCTCGTCGGCGCACTCGCAACAAATCGCGTCGCGCCCGTGGTCGAGAAGCCCATTGCACGAGCCGCAAAGACCGCCCGTGTCCTCGGGATCGTGGAACCGCCGCGAGATCAACTCGGCCAGGCGATCGCCGCGCTTGACGACCTGGTCGAGCTCCGACAAAAGGTCGGCCCCCGCCTTGTCCCTCGCCTCGTCGAGCATCGCCAATACTCGGGGCTTGGCTTCCCTGGCGGCCTTGTCCTTGCTCGCCATTGCGAACCGCGCCGTCGTTTCCGCCTGGTTCGCCCGAGTCTCGGCTTGCTCGGCGCGGACCTCCGCGGCCGCGGCCGCCATTTCCGCAGTCGTGATTTTCGCTTGCGCCTCGTCGCGCTCGCGCCTGGCGTCCTCAATCAATCCGACCTGCACGCCGATCCGTTCCTCGTATTGGTCACGCTCGCCCGGCCAGTTGACGCCATAGGATCGCAGTTGCTTTTTGAGTTCCGCGATCCGCTCCCGGGCCTGCCTCAATTCAAGCGACCGCCGATCCCGACATTCAGCATTGATCCGAGCCGCCTCTTTTGCGTTGTCGCGTTCCTCGTGCAACCGGTCGGCTCGCTCACGGGCCCCCGTCAACGCGGTTCGCAACTCGTGGTCGCCGGCGAACGCCAGGGATTCGAGCGACTTCCGCGCTCCGGCCCGGGCTTCGTCGCGTTCTACCCGCATTTTTTCGGCATATGCAAGAGCGGCTTCGCGCTCTGCGTTTGCCGTTCGGACTTCGTCGCACCACTCCGACGCGTTACGGATTTGTGCGCTTGCAGACTGGTACGCGGAATCTGATATCGCCTCGGCCTTGTCCTTTTCCCCGCGTAGCCTTTCGCATTCTTCCCGCAACCACCTAACGGTTGCGCGCTCTCCATTTCTCTGTCCGCGCAAATCCTCAATTCTGTTTCGACAGTTGCGATTCTGACGTTTCAATTGCTCGACCTCGTTCACGGCCAAGTCGCGGGCGCGCTCGGCTTCGTCGCGAGCCGTGCACAGTGCCGTTATCTGGTCGCCGCCGATTGTTCCCGGCGGAAAATCCATGACCGAGCGCAAGCGATTGTATGCCTCGTCGCGCTCGCGCTCCATTTCGAGAACCAGGCGTTGCCCGCGCTCGTTCCGGGCGTGACACTCTGACCGAACGCGCGAGAGCTCCACTTCGGCCATGTCTGCCCGATGTTGTGCGCTTTCTAGCCCCTCGGTCGCTTCCCGCAATTCAAGTGCGAGGCGATCCGCCCGCCCGTTCGCTTGGTCACGTTCGCGGCGAATCTGAATCGACCGGTCGGGTTGCCATCCTCGGTTGCGAATCGCGTCGTCGCGTTCCTCGCGGACCCGGCCGAGCTCCGCCTCGGCGATCTCCGACCTTGACCGATACTCGTCGCGGGCGGCGAGCGCCTTCCCATATGCGATATCGAGCTCGCCACGTTCTACGCGCTCGCGATCTCGCTCGTCGCGCAATTTGTCGAGCAATTCGCGCGCCTCGTCGAGTTCGTCCGCTACCGCGTTCGCCCGGTCGCGCCACTTGTGAACCTCTGCCCATTCCGGGGCGCCCTCGTGCCCGTACAACTTCGCGTCGCCCAAGTCCGTGTCTTTACTTGGCATCGCTCTCCCTTTCCCCGGGAAACCCCTTGTCGGTCCCGGCCAGAACACGCCCCACGATTTCAAGCCCCGCGACGTCGCCCCGTTGCATCGCCGCTTCTCGCTCCCAATGCGCCGCCGCTACAATCCGGCGGAACCGTTCGACCTGGTCGCGCAACGCGCGGATTTCGGCGGCCACGCCCGCCGCGTCTTTGACCAAGTCGGCGGAGTGCGTCACGAGCTCGTCGAATGTCTCGCCAGGGACCATGCCTTGTGCCGCGGCGCTTGCCCTGATCGCCTTCCGCGTCCGCTCTTTCTCTCGTTCGAATTCCGGGCCGCTCATCGGCATTTCGGCCGGTCGGTTCATAGCTCCCCCTTGCCGTCGCTCTCGAACACGCGATCGACGAGCTCGCGGGCCGCCCGATCGCATTCCTTGCGCGCACGCCGGGCCCCCTTGCGAAACTCCCGCTCCGCCCTCCGGATGTCCACGATCAACCCCAGGTCGCCGCCGGGTCGGCTCCGCCGCCACAATCGGAGAGCCCATAGACTCACCGCCAGGACCACGGCTCCGGAGGTCGCCACGACGGCCCAGGTCACCACGCTACCCCCCCCGCCCCAGGCGCCGGAGATCGTCGCGATATGCCGCCCAATCGTCCGCCTTGGGCCATGCAACCCAGACCCCCAACCCGACGAACGCGATCCAAAGAACCACCTCGATCACGGCGACACCGGGCCCGGCCCTGGCGCCGGCTCCGGATCGACCGTACACGTGCCCGTCCGATTCCCGATCTTCAACGTCACCGGGACCGTTTTCCCCTCGTCCCGGCCGTACACGAACACGCCGTCGAGCGCCCGGATCATCCGGAGCGCGTCGGCGCATACCGTGAACGCCACCATAAACCCGCCCGGGAACACGGCCCGAACCGTGCGCCCGTCGAGCTCCGAAAACTGCCCGAGGTCCGCCATGCCTTCCCCCCTACTCGATAGCCTTTGCGATCATATCCGCCGCGCCGCCGAGCAACGCCACGCGTTGCGCCCGACGGTCGAGCTCTTTCTCGCCGAAACGGTCCCGGTTCCGAACGACTCGGTCGCGCTCCGCGAATGCGATCGCGCGCACCTGGTCAACTACGCGGGCCAGGCGTTCGCGTTCTCTTGCCTTCACCCCTTCCCCCCTCGTTCGGTCGTTCTTTGGAAACGACCACGGCATAAAAGTAGGACCACAACCCCGCGATCATCGACGCCGAAAAATGTGAACGCGTCGTGTTGAATACGGCTTCGTACTTCCGCCGAATGTCCTTGACGACGACCAGGAATTTCCCGGGCCCCCAGGACCCGCCCGCCTTGTGAGTCTCGACCAACTTCCGGAAGTCGATCGCCAGGTCGTCAACGAATGCGTCGTGATTGAACCGGATCGTTTTGTCGAGCCGGTATTTTTCGACGTACTCGCGCGGCGTCATTAGTTCGAACCCGCCTTCCCGCTTCCGGTCGTGTTCGGCTTGCTCGATCCCGACAGCAATCCGGCAAGGTGTTGCTCGGCCATTTCTGCGATACAACTCGACGCGCTGGCAATGGCGGCCGCGGTTGTCTCGGTTGCGCCGTCGATCGCGTCGGCCGCTCGCGGCGAGAGTTTCCGTTCCGCGGCCTTGTTCAAGTGATCGAGAGTAACCGTCAAGTCGCGCAACGCGGACCCGGCCGGGAATGGAGCAACGTAGAAATGCAACTCGTTTGTCGGCACTATGGGCGCTCCCTGAATCGCCGCGCCGGCGTACTCGTGGTGATCGGTGCCTCGGTGTCGAGAACAGAGCCCCGAAGTACGCGCCGGCGTTCTGCGGCCGCGACGCACGCGTTCACGAAATGCACCACGGCCAACAATCCCACCGGCACAAACCAATACCAGCCGAGGCCGAGGCCCGCAACTAGAAACGTCAACGCGAGAAGTTCGCCCGGCTTGCTCATTCCGCCAACCTCCGATCCTTTCCCGTAAATCTCACCACGTGGCCCGAGATACGCGACGCGATCCGGTCGCCCAACTGTTCCGCAACCTGGTCAAGCGATAGGTTCGTCGTGATCGCAGTTCGCCGGACCCATTCTTCGCGCCGGCAAATGACCGAGTAGAGACATTGTTCGACGAACGGCGTCGTTTTCTCCGCGCCCAAGTCGTCGAGCAACAGGACACCAGGAAACTCGGCGAGCTCGCGGAGTCGCTTCTCGACTGCCGACATACCGTCCGCGACCATGCCCTGTATCGAAATCACGAGGTCGGTGATCCGCTCGAACCGGAACGCACCGAGCGCAACGCGAGCCCAATCGATCGCGTCGGCCGGCCCCCGAATGTCGTCGGCCGCGGCCCTGGCCGCGCGCTTGGCTTGCTCCCTGGTTTCGTAGTACGCGATAGCCCACAAGGCGCGAGTTTTGCCGACGCCACGTTCGCCCCAAATCGTGAGGATCGATCGCATCGCATCTGCCGACCACTTCGCGGCCTCGCGTTCGAAGTCTCGTCCGAGCTCGCGGAGCGACGCGAAGTGAAACACCGGCGGACAGTTGATCGCACGCCAGAACGGAACGTCGTCCCATTCGCCGCCGTCGATGAACGCCAGGCGCGCGGCGAGCCACTTCCGGCGCGCTTCTGCCCGCCGCTCGATCTCATCGTTTTCGGTCTGCCCGACGCATTCGCCGCAAATCGTCGCGAGCTCCGCGCCGACCTTCACGACCTCGAATTCTGTTCCGCATCGCCGGCACGCCCGGCGGACCTTACTCGCCAACGGCCACCCCCTCCCCGACCTGGTCGTCGTCGTCGTTGTCCTGGCGGACCTCGCGACCGATCCCGCCGTATTTGCTCGGCCGCCCCGGCTTCGGTTCCGGTGCCGATTGCGATCGCCCGTCCGGGCCGCCCTGGGCACACCACCGGCCAAGAATCGCCTGGACGTATTGCACCGACCGCTTGCCGCGTTGCTCCGCGATCCGGAGCGCCTCGCGCACCCATTCGACCGGGAACATCCTGGCCCACTCTTTCGCGGTCGCCGGAACGAGCGTCCCGATCACGTCAAACGCCGCCTCGGCGATCTCCTGGACGACCTCGGGCGCCGGCTCCTCGCGCGTGCGCGCGGCTCCGGAAGGGGAGATATCAGACATAGACATAGACATAGACAGAGAAGGCGCTTGCACTCCGTTTGCATCTGCATTTGCATTGTCGTCACGACGCGACCAGCGCGCATTTGCGGCCGCTCTGCGGACCTCAGATTTCCGCGAGAGCTTCTCCCATTCTTCGAGCAATGCCTTTTGATACCACCGCCCATCCGAACGCAATTCCCACGCGGAGAATATCGATTCCTTGAGTTTTCGCCAGTTTCGGGGATTGCCGACCAGGCCCCGGAGATACCGATCGTCATCCGGGAGCGAACACGGAGGGACCTCTTGCCAGGCGCACAACATGAAATGCAAATGCATTCCTTTTGCACCCCAATTCATCGACAAAACCTTGACGTCCCCGAGCCACTTTTTCACCCAAAACGGGAACCAAGGCGCGCACATAGAGAACCCCTCGCGATATTTCCGAGCGCCCCGGGCTACCGACCGGGGCCGCCGCATTATCGCCGGGCCGCGGGCGCCCGGCGCCGGCCTGCGTTACTCGTCGCCGGTATCCTCGACGACCTCGATTCCGAACCCCGCCTCATCCGCGACCCCGACCGCATTCGGCGCCGTGATCGGGCGGCCGCCGTGAAAGGCGAGCCCGATCGCCTCGCGGTATTTGCGCCGGGCGGTCGCGAGCTCGTCAAGCGCCGTCAATACGGCATCCGCGAGCGCACCATTTGCAAACCGGAGCCGCTCCGTATGCGCCTTGTATTTCCTCGTGCCCCTTCCCGGCTCCGACGTCGTTTCGATCGCGTCCATTCGGTAGGACGCGCCCTCAGTTTCGACACGACACCCGCCCGGCTTGAACACGGTTCGGCGAGTGTGCATTCCGGACGAGCCGAGCGTTCCGTATTTCTGCAACTCGACGTGGCCGTTCGGATAGATGAAAACCCGCCCCTTCTTTGTCTCGCGCACGGCATCGGACAACGGACTCCGTTCAAGAATGATCGTCGGCATTGTCAACTCCCCCCGCCGAGCATCGACGCCGGGCACGAACCCGCGACGATCTCGACGTCATATTCGCCCCACCGATCCGACCGGCGAATTTTCTCGACCGCGGCCTCGGCGTCGGCAAGTGTTGAGTGTCCGCATTGAACGCCAGTTTCGGCCAGCATCATTCCGACCGTGCAAATCGGGGCCTCACTAGTCGCGCCCCGAATGTGAAACGGCCCCGCGTTCACGAGCAACCGAGCGCGTTCGTATTCCTCGCGCGACACGAGCGCCCAATCATCGGCGCTTGTTTGGTCGCCCTCCCCTATCGCCATGCCCGGATAAAACTCCGGCCATTCCCTCAAGCCCATACTGCCCGCCTTTCCCGCGCCGCCTGGCGCGCCAGAAAAAAAAGGACCCCCACCGGGCGCCGTCTTGTGGGAACGGATCGGAGGGCGCCGCAAAGGCGAGCGCCAGTCCGGGCCCGGGGGGGTCGTGAAATAGATTGGTGACGTTCCGTTCCCACATTGACAGTCTAGCGCCGGCCCCCGGGGGAGGTCAACACCAAAATTCCAGGGCGGATCGGCGAGCCGGAAAATAGACAGCCGGCAAGGTGGCGCCAGGACCACAACTCGGCCCTCGGCGACTCCTTACACCCCGAAAACGATCGGCCGTTCTCGGGCCTCTGAGGCGGCCGCATCGTGGCCCCGGGCAATTCGCTCGCAGAAACGCCGTATTTCGCCACCTGGTGGCCGTCGATGGGGCGCCCTGGCCGCCGCGGCCGGCCCCCCTACTCTCGGGCCCCCGAATCCGCGGAGCCGTTCTCGGGCCTCTGAGGCGGCCGCCCCAGGCGAGCCCCGGGCCAGCGCCGGCGCCCCTGGAGCCACTCGACGACGCGGTCATAGTCGCCGGCCAGAATGTGCGCCCGCGACGCGATCCGGTAGCGGGCCCACAAATACCCCTTGAGGTCGGCCTCTGCGATCCCGCGCTCGTTCTGTATGGCAATGAGTCGGACGACCTGGGCGCGCGAGATTCGAACCGGCGGGCCGTCAGTCGCCGGGATCATGGCGCCGTTGAATCAGGTCGGAAAGGCGGTCGATCTTGCCCTCGAATCGCTCGACGTCCGATTGACGGCTCCGATCGACCTGCCGAATCTGACGTTTGATTTCCTCGGTCCCTCGCTCGACCGTGCGTTCGAGCTTTCGAACGGCCTCGTCGGTGTTCTCCTGGCGGACCTCGCAAACCCCGACACGCGTCCGTAGGTCGGCGACGTCCGCGTCAACTACCGGATGGGACCCCGAGGCCGAGGACGAGTCCCCGGCCCCGGACCCGTTGCCAGCCGCCTTTCGCCTTGCTTTGAACGCGTCGAGAATCTTCAAGATTGCCGCCGTTGCTATACTTGCGAGCGTTGTCAAGGTGACCGACGTCGGCCAATCCATCCCTTATACCTTACCCCGAACCGTTGCGCTTTTCCAGTCGCGCGCGGACCGCATGAACGAGTTTGTCGATGTCGTTGTAGAAGCCACGAGCGACGGCAACCGATTTCAGCGCGGCACGAATCTGGTCGTCGGTGATCTCTCCAGACTTGACCGCCTCGAACGCCTTTTCGACTCCCTCGATAATGACCTCGGCCGTCCGCTTGCGCCGGTGCGATTTGATCGCCGACAATACCCAACCGAGCGCAGTCAAGGCGGCCACAACCGCGGGCGGGAGAACGGCCGTCGCAACCGCGCCGCCAGGTCCCGGGATCGGCTCGCCTGGCGCCGGCAATGCGTCGTCCGGAATCTTGTCGAGAAAACACCCGGCCCCGGCCACCACGACCGCCAGCACCAGCAACACGAACCATACCGAACGCATAGCCCCCCCCCTTTCTATTCGGGCGTCGGCCCGATCAACAATGCGAGCGCCTCGTCGCGCTCGGCTTGTGTCGCGGTCCCTCCCGCGATTTTCGGCCGCAACTCCGCGAGCCGTTTCTCTCTGTCCGTTTCCGCGAGCGAGATCGGCGCCCGGCCCGCATAGCGCCCGAGCTCCGCCCCGAAATACACGGCCTCGCGAGTCGTGGCCGCGCCCGACTGGAGCCGGGCCAGGATCGACGCGAGCGGCTCGATCTCCCACGGTGCCGGTGGCGTCGGCGCCGGCGCTTCGTAGAGTTCCGGCTCGTCGTTCACCTTCCGGACCGCGAGCCGATGTTCCGGAATGCTCTCGTTCTCGATGGCCTGGGCCTCGGGCACCCCGGCCGCCGTCGCCGCGGCCGCTTGCGAAACGTCATATTGCGTTCGCTCGACCTGGTCATAATCCCCGTTGACGATCACAAACCGCTTGTGTGCGGGAGCGGCCGGCGTCGGGCCTGGCGTCGGTTCCGGCTCTGGTTCCGGCCCCGGTATCTCTGGAAACGTCATGCTCATTTCTGCCCCTTTCTTAGTACCAGAACCGCTCTGGCTCTGTGGACGCGATCGCCGTCGCGCTTCCGGCTCCGCCGGCCGTTCCGCCGCCGCCGCCCGCGCCGCCGTTCGCGGCCACGGTCACGCCAGTTTGCGCGCCGCCAGACATTAGCTTTGAAATGCCGCCGCCGCCGCCGCCGCCGCCCCCGGCGTTCCCGGGATTGCCCGTCGCGCCGGCACCGCCGTTCGCGGTCCAACTGATGTTGTCAACGACGCCACCGACGATACCCCAAAGGCCGCCGGCGCCGCCGCCGCCGCCCCCGGATTCATCGCCACCGGTTCCGGCCTGGCCGCCGCCGCCGTCAACTTTGACGACGCCGGTCGAGTTGCCGTCGAGATCGCCCTTGATCGCAATGATTCCATTCCCGCCGGCATACCCCCCGTTTCGCGGAGTGTCGCCGCCAGCGCCCGTACCGCCGCCGCCGCCGGCCGCGCGCCATAGCGTGTAAATGTACTGCATGAGATACATTTCGGCGGCCGACACCGTGACCGCGTTCAACGTATCGACCGTGAATTGAGACACGCCGCCGGCCGCGGGCGCGCTCGTCCCCTCGGCACTACTCGCCCCGCCGTTACCCCAAACGCCAGCGCCACCGCCGCCGCCCGACGTGTCGGTCACCGGAAGGCCGTTCGTTCCGCCGGCGCCACCACCAGACAGGCCAAACACCGAGAACGCACCGGGGAGCCCCGCGCCGCCAGGTCCCGGAACAGCGCCGACGCCGCCCGTTCCCTGGTGGTAGACTTCGAGCGTTCCGAAAATGTCGGCGTCGCCCGTACATCCGACCTTGCAAAACCCGTTGTCGAATCGAAGAATCGCTCCGGCCGCGACCGAAATCGACGTGAAGCTATAGGTTCGGTTCGAGAGAAGCGTCGTCGTTCCGGACGGGACAGACAGCGCGCCATCGGCACCCGACCCATAGATTGCCGGCGAAACCTGGAGCTTAGAATTTACGCCGTCGTGGTCGTGCGCCTGGGCGGGCGTATATGGCGGACTCGCGAGCGGCTCGCCCACGAGTTGCGAATAGACGTTGTTCAATGATTCTTGAACCTTGTTCGCCCATCCGGTCGTGATCGGTTGCCCCGCGGCGATCTCGGCGTCGGTGATAATCTGAAAAGCGTCGGTTGGTGCGGCCATCGGTTGCCCCTACTGGAAAAGATATGGCGGGTCCTGGTCGGTTCCCACGGTGCCCGAGTTCGTACAGAAAAACGCATAGAACCTTTCGGCGTCGCTCGCGTTGTCATAGTCCGGAAACGGATTCGCCGGGCTTTCGAGGTCGTTGTTCGGCGCGAAGAATGCCGGCCGAGTCGTGACGTGTTCCAAAAGCGACACCTCGAAGTCGTCGGCCAGGCCGCGATATTTCATCGCGACAACTTGCCAGCCGGTGAGATCGTCGTTTGCGGCCGCGCCCGAGAGATCGCGCACGATCCACGGCGTATCGAGTTGCACCACGTCGCCGACGTCAAAGTCACCAAAGCGAGTATAGGTCACCGGTAGCCGTTCGATCCGGCGCATCCCGTCAAGGCGGCGCTGTTTCATGCGCCCCCACAATGACGACGCCTCGGCCCCTTGGTAAATCCAACGCGAGTAAATCTCTTGTACCTTGCGGGAGCGGTTGTCCGGGCCTTCCGCGTCTTTGTTCCTAAAAATCACCCACGTATCGTATTGATCCGGGACGTCGCTTCGGCCTTCCGAGTCGCCCGAGAAATCATAGTAGATCGGGATTTCGGTCAACCGGGATTCCTTGCCGCTGTTCGATAGCGGGGGCGCCATGAGGTCGCGAGCGTGCGTCAGCTTCGGAAGCGACTCGGTCGCGAACCTGGTCCGCCAGGACCAACGACATTTCAGGAGCCCATCGCGACCGACCCAGATATCGACGAGGAATTGTTCGCGCAATTCCTTGACTAGCTTTTTCCCGTCGTGCGGCTCCGCGAGTGTTCGCCTTGCGCGGTCGCCTTGCGAGAAAGAGAGCTCGACGCCCCATGCCGCGTCATCGACGAGCGCCGTCGGAATCTGCAATCGGTTGCAGAGGTCGCGCTTGCAGTAGATAGGATGCAGGCCGTTTGCCGTCGTGAACGGCTCTCGGTATTCGATCTGAGTTGTAATGTCGGCGCCGACGCTATGCGTTGCCGCGGTCGTTCCATAGGCGCCGCGACCGATTGCGGCCCCGGGCGTCGCTTGCGTCGGGACATAGTTTTCTTTCGCGAGTGCCGGCACAACTTGGCCGGCCGCGATATAGATTTTCGCCGTCGGTGCGACGAGGCGGTTGACCCCGAACGCCACATTCCCGCCGGCCGCCCCGGTAAACGCTTTCGGCACGTCATAGCGCACCCAATAGGGCGCTGCCGTAATCGCAATTGAAGCGATCTCGGTCACCGTTCCGGAATCCCAAATGACAAGATTAAACGCGGCGCCAGGATTGTCGGGGTGTTCATGGACCCAAATCGACGCGTTCGCGTTCTGGCTCGTGGCCGCCAATGCGGATACCTGCCAACACGAACCGTTTTGAGGGCAAGTCAGTTCCGCCGCGTCAACCCATCCGTAAGGCCCGAGCCGTTGATTGTCGAAGACGGTCGCTCCTACCTGTTTGAACCAAACGGCATTAGCAAACGTTGACGACCAGTAGGCGTAATTGCGCGCCACCTGGAGAGCGCCCGCGCTAACGCCATAATAGGCGATCAATTCGTTGTCGATCTTGACGAGCGGCGGAAGGAAATCCACCGACGGCCAGTCGTTCGGCGGGTCCACGAATTCCGAATCGTCGTCCGGCGTAACCGTCGTTTGTGTCGTCGTGGTGATCGCGACGTTCAAATCGTTATCGGTCGAGATTGGCGTCGGAACCTTCATGTCCTTGAATTCGAGCGGGTCGCGCACGATGAGGGACACGGTCTTGTCCGCGTTGAACCGATAATCTTCGAGGACGCCCGAGAACATGAGCTCGGCCTTACTCAAATCGTCGAGGTCCGCCGTGTCGAAAAACGAATAGACGCGCACCGGCGATCGGTGCCAATTTGGATATGCGACGAACAGGCGTCGCCAGAACGACGAACCCGACGTCAACTCCACGACCGCCGCGTCGAAGTCGGCCGGATTCTCGTCGTCCTTTACGGAGATCGTGATCGACGCGCGGTCGGTCTGCAACCCGGGCTTGATCCGCGTCGTCGATCCGCCGCCGGCGCTAATGAGATAAGGAGACATATTCACGCCGAGGCGCTTCGCGACCGGGACCGAGTGTTCGGTTCCAATACGAAACGTGTTGCCCTGGCTCCCGGTCCCGCCCGAGTATGGTAGATCGATCTCGATATAATCGAGTACCAACTGACTCGAAGCGTTCGCGGCCGCTATGTAGTCGGCGTGCGCCATTACTCCAACTCACCCCGTCCCGTCACGGTGAAATTGAGGTCCCACAATCCGCCCTGGGCGTCCGGGCGCTTTGCCTTGACGTCCACGTCGCCGCCCTTCACCGAACCCCACAGACAGTTAAACGCCGTGTTGTAGGTCCAGCCGAGCGGCTCTGGAAACCACGAGAACACCGAGAACCCGCCTTTAGTTGCTACGTTGTCATGCCACCACCGAAAGCCCGTGTTTTCGGTATTGTCCTCAAGGAACGCCCGCGTAATGTTCTGGACCGGGCACCGCTGATCGCGTCCGATCGATTCGGTCACGCTTCGGATTGGAACACCCGCCGCGGAGAAGTGTTCACGCGAACGCGGCAGATAGTTCCACGGATCGAACCCGCGCCAGTTGACGCCCTCCGGCAGCACGACACCGCGACCGACGCGGATTTCGCCGATCGCAAGGTTCGCATATTCGGTCGCGTCGAGGTTATCGATCCGGACGCGCCAGTAGCGCCAGGCCGGCAACGCCGCGTCTTGTACGCTGAAACAGAACGAACGATCAAACGTCGGCGTCCCGAACCCGAGCGTTATCACTACCGAAGCGAAATTGTCGGTAGAGAGCTCAATAAAAAACTGCGCGTTCGAGCTCTTGAGCGTGTGATTGATGCACGCGAAGTAATCGACGCCGGTCGGGCCTGGCGTGCCGCCCGTGCCGTCGCCAAGGTCCACCGTGTAGTAATGGGTTTTCGGCCCATCGGTTCCGAGCGGTTTCCATAGATCATATGACTTGTGATCGCGTAGTCGCGTCGCCGGGAACCCGGATTCCTCCGAGGGATCGGTGACGACGACGTTCGCCAACTGGTAGAAATCTTCGTAGCCGATCAACGGTCGTCCCATTAGCCCAACACCCCCGCCTCGTTTGCTCTCTCGAATGTGTCGTTCCACCATTGCGCGAGAGCGTCGGGACTCTCGAAGAAAATCGGCCCCTTCTGCCCCTCGGCGATCAACTGAATCGTCCGCTCGCGACCGCCCGGCTCGGGCGGCTCCGGAGTCGCACCACCGAACGCCGGCCCGGTTGCGGCCGGCGCGGCCACGCCCGCGGCCCCGCCGCCAGTTGCCGGAAGCGACCCGCCGCCGCCCCCGCCACCGACACCGCCGCCGAACGTCGTCGCCGCGATCGCGGCCACGTTCGCGGCCTGGACCGCCGCCACGCTCGCCACGAGGCCGGCGTTCGCCGGCCAATACGGCGGTTGACTCATCGTCCCTTGTACCGCCTGAATCCCCGACACGATCGCTTGCGTCAAAGCGAGCGCCTTTGCCAGCTTCGCCGACTTCGCGCCCCCGGCCTGGGCCAAGGTAAGCCCGGCCGAAATGAAATTCGACGCGATCGTCAACCGCCTCTGTAGCTTCGTGCGCTCGAACGCTTCCATCGCGTTTAAGAAATTAACCCGCTGCTTCCCCTCCAACTTGAGCGCGCGATCGACGAGTCGGTTGTTCTCGTTCAAGTGTTCGATATTTAGCTCTTTGATCTTTTCGAGAATCGCTTTCCGTTCGAGAAACTCGGGCGATTCCTCGGGCGGCTTTATCTCAGGCGGTACGCCGACGCCCTCCGGAACCGCACCCTCGGCCGGCGGCGCGGCCGGCTCACCCTCGGGGCCGGCCGTGAGATTCTCTTTTGAGAGCGCGCCGCGGACCTTGCGTTTCATATCCTCCCACGAGAACGCGATCTCGCTCGACTTCTTTCGAATGTCGTTGAGGTCCTCGCTTGCCGCCCGGCGGAGCTCCTCGCGCGTCTTTGCGATCGCGCTCGTCCAATCCTTTGTCTTTTCTTCGTTGTTGCCAATGTCGCGGGCCATCTTCCGCATATCGCGCGCGGCGTTCTGTAGCTTGTCCGAGAACGCCTCGTCAAACTTGAACGCGATTCCGGAAAGCCCCTGGAGCAACTTCGCGAGCAACGACGCAACGGCGACTTTGATCTGTTTCCAGGTTTCGAGATTGTTGTTGATCGCGCCTTGCACCTTGCCGACGAGAAACTCCCACACCTTGAGGACGAGTTCGGCCACCTTGCGAACCTGGAACGTGATCCCGTTCCACATGATTTGAATCGACTTCAACCCATTGAAAAACTTAACGGTCAAGTTTTTGAGAATGTCGGATACGTCCTCGAACGTGAACGCCAGGTTTTCGCCGACGAGCCCGAAGTCGCGCGCGATTACTTGAATCAGGTCAAGAAGAAACTTCCGGTTCTTGCCGACGAAATCGGCCACGCCATCGATGATCGCTTTCACCGTCGGCATGATCCGTTCCCCGAGGTCGGCGAACAACTCGAAAAAGCCCGATTGCATTACAGCCATCTTCGTGCCGAAATCGTTTTTCACGAGTTCGATAGCGTTCGGAAATCGCTTCTCGAAGATTTCCAGAATGCCCTTTCTGATCTCCGCCGTTGTGTTGCCGACCGAAACCTCGACGTCCCCCGACATAACCTTTGCGGTCTTGCCGGTGCGTTTGAGCTCGATTCCGAAGTCGCGGAGCGTCCGAGTGTTGAGCGAAACAAACGCGTTCGCGACCTGGTCAACCGACTTGTTGAACACGAGGCCCACGTTGCCGAGCTTTTTCGTCACGTCCTCGGCCGCCGGAATGCCGACCGCGCGCAACTTGACGAACGCGTCGATCACGTCTTTCGTAGCGAGCGGACTCTCTGCCGCGAAGTCGCGCATTCGTTGAAGCGTCTGGTTCGCCTTTGTCTGGTCACCGATCAACGCCTGGAGTTGCGTTCGCCAGGTTTCGACGTTGTCGGCCGCGCCGAGAATTTTCTTTGCGGCGAGCCCGATACCGGCCGCGGCCAGGGCGCCCCGGAGCGAAAAGACCGTTTTCGAAAGACCGCCGATCGCGCTCCGCGCGCCCGACGCCATGTTCCGAATCGACGCGCCGATTCGCTTCATGTTGCCGGACACGAGGTCCCGGACGGTGACTCGGATATCGAGCGTTTTTCCTGGCATTAGCTACTAGCCTTTCTCGCGTGCTCCGCCTCTATGCGACTGACTTCACGGTCGAGCAACAACACCGATTCGAGCAACTTCGCCGGCTGATCCATTGTGCCGCCGGACTCAGGGAGAAACCCGTTCTTGTAGTGCCGCCATGCGATCGCGATCTCGTCCATGCCTTCCATTTCCCGTGCGGGACATTCGTGGTATGGAATCCAACCGCGGCCGCCGCACTCGTCGCACCCCTCGTTGGCGCACTCGAAACATTCCAGGACGAACACCGGTTCTTTCGTCGCCTCAATGCAACCCCACTTTTTCCGGAGCCCTGGTTCACGTTGACACGCCTCGCACCGTTGCGCCAACTGCCCCGTAAGGTAGCCGGCGCATATCGCTATTTTTTTCGGTCGGTGCCCCCGACCTTGTTCAACTGCGTTCCCCCGACGCCGATCTCGACCATTTCGTCGAGTGTGAAAAACTCGTCGATCAACTCTTGGGCGACTAGGCCGCCGTCGTCGGTCCGATATTCGATGTCCTGGTCGTCGTCGTCCTTGTAGTTCCGCCAGCCGCACACGGCCAGGCGAAAAACGCGCGTCACCTCATCGACCATTTGCGCCATCGTAAACCCGGAGTCTACCGCCTCTTTCGCGACGTGAAGGGAAAGCGATTCCTCGTCGATCCCCTCGGGCGCCTGTTCCTGCATTTCGAGCATCGGCGCAAACGACAACATAAGGTCCGACGCCTCGGCGAGTTGCCGCGGCGTATACTGCCGGATAAGGAACGTTGTGCGCTCCGCCTCGGGCCGGCTCTTGTCCTCGTCGAGAACGAGCTCGAACGGCTTTCGCCTTGATTTTGCCCTGACCATAGCTCCCCCCTTCAAATCTGGCCGGTGCGGGCCCCTGGCCCGCGCCGTGCGCGCGGACATTCCCGAGCCGGGGAACAACACCCCCGGGCCGCCGACGCGCTCTCGCGCATCCTCGGCGGCCCTCCGAGGCGCAACGCGCGCCCCGGACCCGGGCGGGGGTTGCCGGTGACCCTTGTTGGATCGGACCCGGCCGGCCCGCACACGGCGGACCGGCCGTCCGACTCACCCCCCAAAGCCCGGCCCTAGTAGGCCGGGCCGCGGCTCTCGCTAGAGAGCCAAGATCACAATTTCGTTGTCGCCGTTGTCCACGTCGCCAACGAGATCGAAAGTCGAGGGGTCGGTCGCGATCCCGTCCCGATCCCCGTCGTCAATGTCCGTATACTGGAGGCGCTTCGAGTAAATCCGGAATTGGTTTCCGGAGGTCGAGCCGATCGTGACGTCGAGCGCCTTCAAGGTGTTATTGTACCAGTGATCGTAATTGTCATTGGCCGCAATGCGAACAGCCTCGGGATCGATCGTCGCCGTCCAGTCGCGCTCGGAAATCCGAACCGACCTGGCGCCGTTTTCGTAGTTGAAATCGGGCCGCGGCGCGAGCGTGTTCGAGAGATCGATTCCGATCTCGGTCGCGGCGATCGAATATCCGCCGAGAGACAGGTCGGCTTCGATCGCGATCGGCGGAACGTCCTCCTCGTGATTGACACCGGTCAAGAGGGCCACGTCGGAAACGCCGTCCTCAACGCCCATGAATTCGAATTCCATCATCACCGGCTCGCCGACCTTAATCCCGAGCTTGACCTTTCCACGGCAACCGCGACCGGCCTTCCGCCGGCCGTCCTCATAGTTCGCCATTGAAAGTGACGGGACCTCGGATTGTGTCTCGCCAGACGAGGACGTCGTCGAGGCGGGGGAGCTACCCTCCCCGGTGATCGTTTCCGTCGTGACGAACGTTCCGCTAATCGGGCGGAACCGCAGGACCGAGGCCCCGTCGGCCGTACTCTCGAACACGACGCCTTTCGCGGCGGACGTCCCGCCGGTGATAATCTCGCCCTCATCGAACGGGCCGTTCGTGATCGAGCCGATCGACACCTCGCTCAGTTCGTGCGAGAACGGCTCCCACGCCGTGCCGACGTGTCCGTTGATCGTGGCCGGCGTAAACGTCGCCCCGGACGTGCCGCCAGTGACGGTGTTCGTCGTGTCCCAGGTCCCGGTATCGAGGTCGATATAGTACAGAACCGAGGCCCCGGTAGCCGTGTCGATGATCGCCCGACCAGTTGCGCCGCTCACCGCTTGCGTCAATGTTTCACCATGAACGACCGGGCCGCTCGTGATCGTGCTCGGATCGAGCGAGTCGAGTTCGAGCTCGGCAAAGCCCGACGCCCGGAGATACTTCGACCATTGCGGCGCGACCGTCGCCGCGCCATCGGCGCCCCGCATCGTCAAACCGAACGTGTCGGTAAACGTCTTGACGCCGGCAATCTGTCCGACCTTGGAGAGCGACCGCCGGGCCGGCTCCCGCTTGAACATCTCGACATTGATTTTCGCTTTCGGGGCCCAAGGCAGAATCCGGGCGTCAGCCGCCGCGAGTGAAACGGCCGTCCCCTCTACGCTCTCCACCTTCCCCGCAACCTGGCGCAACCTGGTAAGCATTCCTCAACCCTCCGTTATACTTGGCTTGTGGGGTCCTTGACGTTATGTCGATATTTGATCTCGACCTGCAACATTACGCCGGCGAAATCTCCGCCCTGGACAGTCTCGAACGGAATCGCGCCGGTGATATCGGTCTGTTGTGCGTTGCCGCCGCGCGTGTAATCGTCCATGATCGCGCGGACCGCGTCGCCGATCCACGACGAAATAAGCGAGTCGGTCGAACCTAAAAAGTCTGTCTTGTTGTGGCGAATCCAGATATCGACCTCGGCGTTCATGGTGACCGACTTCAACGGGTCGGGTCCGTATTCCTCGGATTGATCCGCGCCGCCAACGATGATAATCGAGTCGTGCGCGAATTCGTTTCCGCCCTGCTCCCACCGTTGCACCGAGTCTACCGAATTCACATAGTCGCCCGTGCCGTCGATCGCTTCGAGCGCGGTTTTCAAATCGGCAAGACAGAGTTCGCGAATCGTGTCCGCCATTATGCCGCCCTCGTTTTCGCCACGTCAGAAAGCGCCCGTGAAATGGCGAGATTCATCCGGCGAATGCGCCAGGATTCGAGCGAGTTCCAGTTCCGGAAGAAATCGAGCCGGGCCCGAACCTTCACTTGCGCCTTGAGTGCAAACACCGGCTCGATACGCGGGCGCTTGCCCCGGCCGAACCGCCGGAAAATGAGATCGGTTCCGGGCACCGTGAAGAATCGCGGATCGTCGCGGAGGTCCCGCCCGCGAAACATTTTCTTGAGTCGTCCTTTTCTGGCCGTCGTCACCGACGAACCTTTAATCGGAATTCGCAACATCTGCCCGCGGGCGCGAATGGTGCCGCCTGTCTCGTGGACCTTGGCGACGGTGGAGTAAGTGAACATTCGCAGGGCGAGTGCGTCGATATTGCCGGCCTGACGATCGATGAGGCCCCAAAACTTGTTGATGATTCCGACGCGCGGCGTCGCCTCGACGCGCGTCCGCTTGTACCATTGCGAGAAAAACTTTCGCTTGGCGTGATCGAACGCGTCCGCAAGATGTCGTTCGAGGGCGTCAGGCGCAACGCGCATCGCGCGCAGTAGTTCGCGCGTTCTCGGGATTTCAACTCGCGCGGCAAACAGCGCCATTATCGTGCAACCCACAAATACCAAAGGGCGTTGTCGTCCTTGTTCTCGATCTCGACCACTCGCCACCATACCGAGGGGGAACCGCCCTCGATCTCTGGAAACTTGAATTCGGCTTTTGGCTTGCTCGCCAGGTTTGACAAGTCGGCCTTTTTGATGACCATTCGCGCGCGGTCCTGATACGTGAAGTTCCGGTCGCTTGGTTCGGCGTCTTGCGCTTCCCGAAAGACTAGGGCGTAAACATCGCCCGTGCCGACCTTGGCCCCGTCGAGATCGTATTCGACCTGTTCGGCAAACTCGTTCGAGTTAACGAACACGCTCGCGTCGGTGACCATTTGCGACCGGAACGTCACGGCTTCCCCTCGCTACTTCTTCGACGACGCCTTCTTCTTGCGCGACGCCTTCTTCTTGGCCTTGGGCTTGTCCTCGCCCTCTGCGTCCTGGCCGGCCTCGGAAACCTCGGCCGTTGCCGGCGCATCCGCGGCGATCATAACGCGGCCCCTCTGCAAACACTTGTCGAGCCGTTGAGGCGTGATCCCGCCGACGAGATCGACGACGCCCAAGAGCTCGCCAGGAGAGCGAACCTTTTTCGGGTCGATCTCCACGAAATGCAACTTCACCTTGCTCATAGCTCCCCCCTTTCTACTGGAGAATGCCCGCCCCGGGCGAACCCGGGGCGGGCGAATACCGGCCAAGGCCGGTTTACGTCATGGTCACCAGACACGCGTGTTGCCAGTAACCGTAACCGACGGCCCGATCGGACGACGCGCCGAACAACCATTTGTTTTCGCGCGCTTCCATTTCGGACCCCTCCGCGACCGCGTCGAGGCGAACGTCGCTCGTGGAATCGGTTGCCGCGGCGATCTCGCCGCCACCGGTGCCGTCCTGGCGCTCGCTCTGCCGAATGAACGGCTTGACCTCGCCGTCCGTGCGGAACACATAGAGCCCCTCAGTCGCCGTGATCCGCGCATTCATAACGGCACTGACATTGAAGTTCGCCGCGAGCGAGTTCGTCCGGCCGCCGGACAGATTCGCCGCGGAGACAGCCTCAATCGCCGCCTGATACTGCGGATTCGCGCCGGTCATCACAAGGAACGATTCCGCGTCCTCGTTCATCGGCTCGCCCTGGTCATCCTTGAATCCCAGGATCGCGGCGATCGCCTGAAAGATGCAGGCGGCCGATTCCTCGGGACTCGGGGCGGTCGTCGAACCGTGGACCGCAGTCGGGAGCGCCGAAATGTCGATCGACAAGTCGTTGTCTTGCGTTCCCGAGAGATCGGTCACATGGTCGGTATCAAAGAAATACTGACCGTCATATCCGACTGCCGCGGCGCCGTTGTTGATGAGATCGGACAGGAGCTTGCCCCAATGCGTCAGCATCCGGGACGCGAGCTCGTTCACGCGTACCATGATTTGCCCGCTCTTGTCGCGCCTGGCTTCGCGCGGATCGACCTCGATCGACGTTTCGTACAACTCGTTGATGATGGTCACGCCATCCTCGCGGAGCCCTTTCGTCATGCGCGGACCTTCCCAGGGGCGGACCGCCGGCGCCATGCCGAGAAACTTGTAGACTTCCGAAATCTGGTTCGAAAGGAAGTGCATCGAGACAAGCGGAATCCACGATTGCGCCGCCATCGACGTCAGCCGATCGAAAAAAGCACCGATGATCGCTCGGCTTGAGAGACCCTGAGCACCCATGTTCTAACCCTCCGTTTTGGTTTCCTGGAATGTGGGTCGTCGAAAACTTGCCGTCGTTGCGGCTACCTTACAGACTTTGGACGGTCGCCGACTCGAAGTAGACGAGACAGGTCGTCGTTTCGGGCGTGCCCAAATACTGCAAAATCTTTCCGATCGCCGTTCCGCCCGAGGCGGTCAACGTGAACGTGTCATCGTCCGTTGCGTACACGGTTTCGCCGACGTCGTCGGTATCCGCCACGCCGGTCACGTCCAACTGCACAACGCCGCGATTCCTGATCTTGACGTTGACGTCGCCGGCCGAACCCGCCGAGTTGTCCGCTTTGCGATACGCGAACCCGAGAAACACGTCGCCGCCCTCAAGCGGCTGGGCGTATCCCGACGCGTTGTCGCCAACGGCGGCACCTTCGTACACAATTTCCGACGCCTCGACGCCGATCTCCGAAAACTCGTCCGGCGTATCCGACCGGAAATTCCGAACCTTGTCTTGCGCGAGCGTGGTCATTCTTCAACCCTCCGTTTCGTGCGCGCGTTGTTCGTCCGTACCAACTGAAACTTGAACCTTGAACCTTGTCGCTCTACTGAGCCCGCTTGCCCGTCGCCACGTTCGCGCGGCCGTCCTTGGCCGCGGCCATGAACGCCACATATTGCGAGGCCGACGAAAACTCCGACTGGAGATCATTCGACGCGGCGAATTCGGCTTCCCATTTCTCGGGGCCGTCCTCGGTCGCCTGGGCGCCATCGCCAACGCCCGGCGATTCGGGCGCGGCGGCCTTGAGCGCGGAGAGCTTCTCCGTGCGGAGCTTGCCCTCGACCGCGGCGAGCTCGACGCCTTCCGCGATCAATTTCGCGCCCTCGTGGGGAACGCCGTAGTCGGCCGCCATGCTCGCGATCGCAACCGCGCGTTCGCGCTCGGCCTTGACCGGATCGGCCGCGGCGGCCTCGGCCGCCTCGCCCTCGCCGGCGCCCTCGCCGTCCTGGTCGCCCTCGTCGGAGGTTTCGTCCTCGTCCTCGGTTTCCCCGTCGCCCTCGCCCTCGGCGGCGCTCTCGCCACCCTGGGCCTCGTCCTGGGCTTCGACCGAGCCGTCGCCGGCTTCCCCGTCGCCCTCGCCCTCGGCGCCGTCCTGGGCGCCCTGGGCCTCGTCCTGGCCCTCGCCGGCGTCCGCGGCCTCGTCCTGGGCCGTCACCGCCTGGGCCCCCTCCTGGGCCTCGGCCGCGGCCTGGTCGTCGTCGGCGCTCGCCTCGACGCCTTCCGCTGTCTTGTGTTCCTCGCTCATTTCCTTACCCCCTAGAACCTCGACCAGAATCTCGCCGCCCGCTTCGAGCGAAGCGGCTTCCGTTTCACTATCCGCACCGAGCGGAACGAATGAAATCTCGGTGATCCGAGAACGCCTGAAAATGGTGGCCGGCCCCTCGACGTCCTGGCCGTTGACCTTTTCGGACACACCCTCGCCGAGCTCGACGATCGCGAGCGGCTCGGCCCGGACCGATCCTTGCCAGGGGAACCCCTCGTCAGCCAACGCGAGAACCTCGCGCGCCGCCTTGGTGCGCCTGGAGAACGGTCCCTCGAAAACCATTTGACCGTTTGCCTTTACCTCATCGGTAAAGCCCACGATCTCGGCCGGGTCGTGTTGGCGAAGCGCCGGCATTCTCTGCCGGAATTCTGCGCCGTCGAGATCGATCGCAACACGACCCCACCAGCCGGCCTCGAACGGCTTTCCGGAAAGGCCGACGATCCGAAACCGCCTGGCGCTTTTCTTGCCCTTGTCGTCCGCCGCGAGTAATGCGACAGCACCCTCCGCCTTGAATTGACAGGCGGCGAGCGGAACCTTTTTCGCCTTCACCATTTGAGAGCCCCTCCGCGATTCGTTGTTGTTGTGATCGTCCTCGTCCTCGTCCTCGTCGCCGGTAGCCGGCTCAAACAAGATCACTTCGAATTCAGGATGGTCGGCGAGCCAATCTTTCGCGTCCTCGGGATCGGGGAAAAACTCGACGCGAAATCGCAACGCCTGCATTTCTGACGTTCTCTCCCCATCGTCGTCCTCAATGATCCCCCAAATAACGTCGACGCCCTCGTCTGCGTCCTCGTCGCTTTCCTCATAGAACCAGTTTTCAGAACGGCGAAAATCGTCGTACTTGTCCGGATCGGTAAGGCGCGCCGCGTGTTCGTTCGGATATGGCATTAGAACCGACTCCCGCCATTGTCCTTTGCCGGGGTTGACCGTGCGAATGCCGGCGCCGACGCGGGCGCTTGTTTGATACCGAGTTCGTTCATTAGCGCGCGTTCCTTTGCGACCTGGCGGAGAACCTCCTCGTAATCTTTGCCTTGCGAGGACAACTCATCGGCGAGCGTCGTCAGGTTCAACGAGAGCGCCTTCTCTGCCGCCTGGACCTCTTTCAACGGATCGACCCATTGCCAACCGGGCGGATTCCAAACCGCATTCGTGAACGCGTCTCTGTTCTGCATGAACGGTACGGTCCCGAGCTCGCCCCGGAGGAACGCTTCTTCAAGGACCATTTCCCATACCGGTTGACTGAATTGCGCGACGTGCCGCGCCTGGCGGACCCGGAACCCGCGGCGATCCTCAAGGATCGCGGCGCGGGCGCTCGAAAAGTTCACCTTAGAATAGTCGCGCGCGACGAGCTCATAAGAGATACCAACGCCGGCGGCGATTGCGCGGAGAATGCGAATCACGAACGCGTCAAACGTCGCGCCCGGCCTGGTCGGGTTGCCGAACGTCACCGATTCGCCGGGCGCGAGATATTCGATCAACCCTGGTTCGAGCCCCTCGCGCCGGCTCCCGTCCGACTCGGCGGCGCCGCTCGCCGCGGCCGACATAGCGGCGGCTGGATCGCTCTTGGTGATAAACGCCGAATAGCACGCGCCTACCCGCGCGGACACGAGCTCGCTTTCGACGTAGTTCGAGAGATCGTGAAAAAGCGACAGGACGGACGAGAACAGAGGAACGCCGCGATTCTGTTCGGGCCGCTCGCGGTCGAACAAGTGAAACACGTTTCGCCGGCCTTGCGAGTTGAACGCCTCGACCTCGGCAAACTGCCGCGAGGCCGTTCCGTTGCCGATCGTGGTATTTCCCGGATGGGCCTTGCGAATATAGTATTTGACCGGACGACCCATGCTGTCTATCTCGACACCGCCGCGAACGCTTCCGGTCCTGCCGGTCGGAGTCGCCAGTCGGTCCGCTTCGATAATCTGGATTGCGAGCGAGAAGTCACTCCCCGGGACGCCGTCCATTAGCGGCATCGCCAGGACGTCGCCATCCTCGAGGCGCTTCCGTTCCACAAGTGATTGTAGCCGGTAGAAATCCTGAGCGGCCGTCAAGTCGGCGAATTCGATCCACCGGTTCCAGGCGTCCTCGGCCCGCTTCTGGAATTCATCGACCGCAGACTGTGAGAGCCCTACGGCCTCGGGATCAACTCGGCTCTGAGGTTTGATCCCGTCGCCGACGACGTTCGTCACGATCGACTCGGTGATCCCGCACGCGAACCCGTCGTCACGATTCAACTCTCGCGAGCGTTCCCGGAGCGTGTCGAGGTCCGGCAGAATGTCCTGGTCTGCCGATCCGCTCGTCGTCGTCCATGCGTTCTTGAGGCGAGTAGAGTTCGCTCCGCGATACGCGCCGGCGGTCAACTGCCGGAATTGATCCCTCGCATACCTGGCCGCTTCGCGCTTCAATGCGAACCGAGGCGCAAGGACGCCGAGCGCGTTGTCGATCATGCGACCGAATCGGCCGCCGAATGTTGGCTTGTGCATTGCCGCGAGATAGGCCCGTCGTTCCCGGTCGTTCATGTTGGGCTATCGAATCGCGCCTTGTTGCGACCAGTTCCGGACGCGGCAACGTCAGCCTTCAACGTGTTTCTGAGTCTCACCAATTCGTCAAGGCTATACCTCGACAACTGGCGACCATTGACGCTATAGCTCTTGACGACCCCGCCGTCGAGTTGCGCTTTGATCGCATCGTTCACGGCGTCTAGCATTTCCTGGGCCGTTGCGGCCATTCTCACCCCTCGCGTTTCGGGCAGAGTACAGCCGGCGCGCCGGGTTGTCAAAGCGACAAATTGTCATAATTACCAAACTTTGGAATTCGGGACGCGTCACTTTGGCCCCGAACAAAGCCCGAAAATGTCAGAATCGCCCTACTTTTGGCCCCTGGCGGCCCGAGCGACGATCGATTCCGCGGTCGTTTCTATGCTCTTGAACCTGGCGCCGCATTCCCGGCATCGATGATAGCGGACAGGGGCCGCAGACTTGTACGTCTGGTAGTCCGGCGACCGACAGTCGGAACACCGGATCGGAATCCAGAACACGGCCTCGGCCTTGGCTTCCGACTTCGCCTCGGCCGCGGCGCGCTCCCGATCCTTGCGGCCGGGCTTCTTGCCGATCCAACCGCGCCCAGGACGACCGACGAATTCACTCGCCACGGAGCCACCCCCCACGGTTGCTACCGAGCCACGAGCGCCCCTTCTTGCGCCGCGGCTCCGGCCGATGAATCCGGCGCCCTTCCGCTTTCTTGAGTGCGGAAACCTGGAGCATCGTCGCCGCGGCCACGGAGTACACCTCACAGTCGAGATAATGGTTCGGAGCGCCGGCGGCGACGAGTCGCCATTCTTCGACGGCCTGCCCCGTCTTTCGATTGCGATCGATTACCTTTCTCTCGGCGCAAAACTGCCGGAGATATTCCTCGGACGGGTCCTCGTGTAAATGCCAATTGCCCGGCTCGCCTGGCTCTGTTTCCACGAGGCGCGCAATCTTGTCTTTGAAAAACGAAACGTCAACGTTCCATAGTCTGAGGCCGCCGGGGATCGGCCGCCCGTCGGATGGATTGCGATCGATCATCGAAACGCGGAATTGAGGCCCGCGCAAATTCGCGTGTCCCTTCACGGCCCGGCAAACGTCGGGATACCGCCGCGCGATTTCGTAGACTTCGGATGTCCGGTAGCCGGCATCGATACACGACAGCCGAACCGGGAGCGCCTCGTCGCCGGACTCTTTTGGATAGTCCCGCGTGAAACAGTAGTCGATCACCTGGGACCATTCCTCGACGCGCATCGCCAGCACAAGCCAACTTTCTTCGTGGAATCCCCACGCCCGCAACGATAAATAGAAATGGTCTTTCTGGACGTCAACTCCGGCCGTTATGAGTTGCGCGCCATTCGGCACCACGCCGGCCGGCGTCGTCGTCGCTAGTGCCTTCAACTTCTCCGGCTCTTTCGCCTCGGTGATTTCTTCCCACGGCTCGGCGAGCCACGAGTTCACGAAATTTTGTAGCAACTCTGGGTGTTCTTTCGACCGCAGAAATTCCGCGGCCACCATCGAGAAGGTGACCCACGGCGAATAGATCGCATTGATCCAATAGCCGCGGCGCGGATTCTCGGCCTTGTCCTGCCGATGGGCCTTCGATCGAATGCGGCCTTTCGTATCGATGGACGCGCCGTCGGGCGCCCACACTCCGCGCCGCAACATTTCGGGCTTATCCGCGTCCTCGATCTTGGCCGAGCATTTCACGCACTCATACCAGGCGAGCCCGTGCCGTTTGATCTCGTTCGGATCGCGCTCGTCCTCGGGCCACTTCACGCGGCCGAACGTCAACGCCTGATAGCGCGAACACTTCGGGCATGGCACGTAATATCGGAGCCCGCAACATTCCTTATACTCGCGCCAGACGTACCCTTCTTTGGTCGTCGGCGTTGATAGCTTGACGTGTTTCCGATTGTAAAACGTCTTTGTTCGTTCGATCGAGAGTTTGATCGGGTCCGCTTCGCGCCCGGCAAACTTCGGATATTTGTCGATTTCGTCGAGGAACACAACTCGCACCGGACGCGACGCGACCGCCGCCGGCGAACCGGCCCACGCAAGCGACACGACCATTCGATCGAATCGGTAGCGTAACGCCGCGAAGTCGTCCGCCCTTGGTGTCAAGTGACGACGCAACGCCGGCGATCGCCGCACCATTGGCTTGATCCGTTCCTCGGATACTCCGCGCGCGAGCGGCTCGGTCGGATACACGACAAGGGCCGGCCCGGGGTCCTGGTCCACCATGTACCCGAGACAATTGAGAATGACCTCCGTGCCCCCGATTTGCGTCGCCTTCATAATCACGATGTCCTCGACGCCACGATCGTTGAACGAATCCATAATCTCGCGCAGATACGGCGTCCGATCCGTTGACCATTGCCCCGGCTCGGCGCTCGTCATTTGATCGAGAACGCGATTCGCGTCGGCCCATTCGGACACGGTAGCGCGCGCCGGCAACGCCCAGGCGTTGCGCTCGGCCGCGGTCCATACGCTCGCCGCCTCGGTCATGGTTCGACGTCCTCATTGCCAACCGATCCCCTCGCGAATTCTTCAATCACGCGGCGGAGCTCCTCGGTCAAGACAACCTCGACGCGTCGCGGATCGAGGCCGGCAAGTCGCGACGCGATCCGAGTCGGCAACGCTAGAAGTTGCTCTTTCACGGCGAGGACGCGCTCGACGCGTGACCGCTCGACCTCGTCACGCGGAACGAGCTTGCCGGCGGCCTCGTCATATTCCAGTTTTGCGCGGGCGGCGCGAAGCCGCTTCCAGGTCACATCGGCCGCGCGCGCTTCCTCGTCGAGATCATCGTCGCCGCGATCGTCCCGCCAAGTGCGAACCGCCTCGACGTTGAAATTGCCGTCGTCAGTTTTCGGACAGCCGTCGCGAACCCAATTCTTGACTGTGCGCGTAGTGATCCCGAGCTCGCGCGCAAGTTCGGCTTGTGTTCGAACGACGCCGTCCGGCAACCGTTCCGATTCATAGATTTCGAGCTCGCGCATTTCGACGGGCGACAACGTCACTCCGCCGGCGACCTTGTTCATTAGCGCCAAGTGCCGGCGTTTGCGGGCGAGCTCGACTGGAGTCGATTTCGGCGATCCGTTGTTCTTGCCATTTGGCGGCGTCGCCTTCTTTTTCGCCTTGCGCTTAGACGCCTTTTTTTTTGTCTTTCGCTTGGCCGCCTTCTTTTTCGTCATGCGTCCGCCGCCCGCTCTGCGACCTGGCCGGTCCGTTCTTGCCAAGTCGCGACCACGGCGTCGGCTTTCTTTGCCGTCGCGACCACGACGGTCAACGGCGGATCGCGGTCGAGGTCGCACAACATATCGAGAACGCCGGTCTTTGCCGGATCACCGCATATCAGAACGTGAGGCCCGAGCCGGTACGCGTCGCCGACCCTGGTCACCGATGGACCGCCGCCCGCATTGTCCGGCGGCGGTTCCTCGGTCAACTCGTCGCGGAGTTGTAGAATTTTGAGCTCGACGAGCTCGTCGTTCCCGAGCTCGCCGCGGAGCTCGTCGATTTGATCGAACAGGTCCGCGGTCCATTCGCCGGCAACTGCCGGATTGTTCAACTCGATATTGAGTGCCTTTTCGTCGGCCGCCTCGAGGTCCACCATAACGGCCGGCGCGGACTCTGCGCCGGCGGCCAGAAGCGCCGCGCACCTTTGGTGTCCGCCGACGATTGTCGGTCGTGACTTGGCTGGCCACCCCTTGCGTTTCGTCCGCTTATTGACGACCAGGAAATCGACGAATCCGAATCGCTCGATCGACGCGCCGAGCCCGTCGAGTGCGTCGGCCGAAATCTCTCTCGGGTTGTACGGTGCCGGATCGATCGAATCGAGATCAACGATCCGAATCTCGGTCGCCGTCTTGCCGGCCCCGAATTTCTGCGACTTGCTCAAGGTCGCCCCTCACGTATGCAGACAGCAATCGAAGCGCCCAGGGGTCCGACCTGGTCGCCCCTCCAAGTAACGCGCGGCCTTCCGGCGAACCCTCCCGATAGAGCCACCCCTCGCGGTATGCTCGTGCCGGGTCCTCGTGTATCTGCCGGTGACAGCCGACGTGCGCCGGAACGGTCGGCCCAGGATTGCGCCGGCGGCCGCCGATCCCGCGGTTGACGACGTGGTGTTCGGGGTCCCCGTCAACCCACGATCCGCAGACAATGCACGGCCCCCATTTCGGCCGGGCCCCGGTCCCCTTGCGCCTGGTCACCTGGCCCCCGCGATACACTGAATCTCGAACATGATCCGTTCGGCCCTGGCGCGGGCCGGCTTCCGGCCGCGGACACGATCGAGGAAAACGGTCGCCGTCCCGCGGACCCATCCGGGCGACGGCCCGACTCCGCCGTCAAGCGCGACCGACTTTCGATAGCTGTCCGGCTTGCCGGATTCAGCGCCGCGCACCTTGTCGAAGTAAACAAACACCCTCACGTCGAAAACCCTCGATAGGGGGAAGGGGAAATTTCCCCAAAACAAACGGACTCTTTCAAAGCGGTTTTCTTACC